GGCTTGCATTATCATTCGACAATCTAAGCATTGCAGCATTCAAACTAAACTCCTAGACCATGACCATGACCATGACCTTGACCTTGACCTTGACCTTGACCCCGCCGAAGACCAACTCCTTTGGCATGGCCATGACCCAGACCCTACCCATGTCCTTGACAATGACCATGCCCTTGCCCTTGGAGGCTCATTAGACAATCTAAGCATTACAGCATTCATCAACATCGATCCCTTGGCAATTTCTCAATATCAAAATCACAGATAATGCCGCCTTTCCTGATACGCACTTCTACGTCATCTGGAAATGGCTCAACTTCTTGAAAGTCACAACTTTTGATATTTTGTGCAAAGCTTCCAGTCAATGCGATCCACGCCGCTTTTTTTACTACAATACAATCGTCGGTTTCTCGAACAAATTCGCCGGTATAGTACATTGTTGCTGTTTTAACAAATAACTTTTGAAATTCGTGATACATTACATCTCCTTAACTGCGTAAAATATTATAAATATGAGCGCCACAATACCGCACTTTTGATCTGGTATATCTAGCCATCTTTTAACTTACCCCATTGACAAGCCATAGCCTCTGCTATGCCTTTAAAAGTTTTACTTCTTAAACGTTTTCTATCTTTTGATGGTGGCAATAACCAAGTTTTCTGTTCTCTTCCCAAAACAATATTTGTCGGATATAACTTTGGTAAATTTTTAAGCCATAAGCATGTTGCTTTTGTCTCACCATGTCCAAATTGCCAGGGTTGAATTATCTGTGTAGGCTTATTATAAAATGTTGACATTATGCAAATAGGATTTTCAACAGCTATACGAGAAATCGGAGCATTAACCATATCCATAAAAAAATTTATAGCTCTTTGCTGTCTGCCATCTTTTCTTTTTTCTGCAAACCACCTGGCACCCGATACTGACAAATGGTCACATGGAGGATGAGCAATCATTAAATCCCAATTGTCATTAAGCACTTTAATGACATCCTCTTTTATATGCCATTCTGGATGACTACCAGATGTCTCAAGTAAGTCACAACTATAAGCTTCATGTCCAAACTTTCTGAAAGCTTCACAAACTATTTGAGATTCCTCACAAGCTATAAGTACCCTCATCCTACCTTTCAACCTCAACTTGACACCATAGTACAATCTTCTCGCTTATTATCCATGTCTCTTTTCCCACCGGCTACAAAAGTCACCATATCTCATTGTAATCTCGTGTAAATCGCAATCGCATTTGTAATTATCGAGGCTTGAACTATGCGCGCAAGTCTCGCAAATCATAGCGTTATCGACTAGTAGAGATTTAAGAAAGATATATGTCCCTCGTTCGTGCTTCTTTTTTTCTGCGTCCATTTTTTTCCTTTCTTCCTTTTTTAAGATCGTGAGATATCTTACATTTAGTATTGCTACTTGACAATACTTTTTTTGCAGAAGTATGATATCTCAGCCATTGATATAGAGACATTCCATTTTTTAATCGATCACAAACCTCGCTGTAGTTTTGTTTAATGGCTCCCGTCGCAAAAAAAAGCCAATCTTTACCGCATTTTGTTGTGTCGTCGAGCCGCTCAGCACACATCAAGAGTGAAGCATTTCTATAACGGTAAAGATAAACGAAATCCCAAAATGGTACTTGTGGAAATAACAATGTCATTTTTGTAATTTCAGCAACTGTATCATCGTTGAGCGATTTCCAAATTCGCTCTTTGTTTGTCTTCCATCGATCAACCCTCCACTTACTTCTCATCCTTGCCACCCATTATAAGTTTTAACGCTTTCTTCGCCGCTTCGCTAGGCTCTCCTATCTGCCTGTAATTATTTCCTTCATGGATCCCTCCTCCGCTGTATAGAGAGTCCAGATAATCTCTGGTCTGTGCAATCCAGGTATGCTTATGATCATAAGTAAGGTTCTCACAAAGAACGTACCAGCCACCATGATTTTCTACGACTTGCCACTCTTCAAAATTGAGAAGGTTTTTGGCGTCCTCAGCGCGATAAGCTCCAACCGCACCTACGGCATTCCAAATTTTTTCTGCGCTCTCAGAAGCTCGATTTCGGCTATCGGTCGGCACGTCATCACAGTACGCGCGAAATTCTTGTGGAGAAGGTAATCTTCGAGGATTTTTATCCAACGCGCGTTTAATTCCGTTTTTGAATTGTTCGCTTGTATAAAGATTTCTCGTTGCTTCATAAACTTCAAGCACTAACCCAAGAGGATCATCAAATTTATCTCCCGTTTCGCCAAACATTTGAGCAACTATCTTCCAGTGTTTCGCTTCCCATTTTTTTACGCGATTCATTAAAACATTCCCTCCGCTGATTTTTCATTCTGTTTTTGGTTTTCTGTTTTCACCGCCATCGATCTCTGTGCAATTTCTCGACGCATTTCTGGTATGCTCTTAATAATATTTACGATTTTAGGCACTCCAGCACTATTCTTTTTCCGGAGAGTCATCGGTGAATCTGCCTTATCACGCCAAAATTCATCACTTTGCACGAATCGAAATATCTTGCTTACGCCTTCTTCGCTCAAATTGTACTGCTGAGATATCAATCGCAATTCGTTAGCCCATTGCTCAAGCTTATTTTCAGGATCTCCGAGCCATGGACAAATGATCATATAATGATCTCTCCATTTTTGCGCTAAGTCTAAATGATGGGCCTCGAAGCTATATTTTTTCGGTTTCTTTTCTTTGCCAGGAAGAGAGATATTTGAATGCGGAGCATTCTTTATTTTTGTTTTATTCTTATTGTCTGTTTTCTTATTATTGTCCTTAGTATTGTTTGGGGTAAAATTTTTTGACCCCCCCCGGTAAAGTTTTTTTACCCCCGTATCGATAGGGGGTAAAATTTCTTTACCCCCCCCGGTAAAGTTTTTTGACCGGTAAAGTTTTTTGACCGGTAAAGATTCTTTACCGCTATACATAATTTCGGTGCGCTCATTTGACCTAAATTCTTCAATGATTTTTTCGTAGATGTCGTCCGGAGCATGATAATAAATTGGACAGTGACCGTTTTCTTTTTCGATGCGTAAAATACCAATTTCCACTAGTTCCTCTAACGCTCGATACAATGTTGGCTTTGACATATATATACGATCGATCATATTGTATACGCTGATTTTAAAATTAGATTTTTGCCCTCGCATAAAAAGCAATACTCGCACAGATGCATTGCTAATTGGTAATTCAGATATCAAATTACTACACATAAAAAACCCTTTCTTTGGCGGAGTAAAAGTCCTGCTAAATTCATCCATTGCTAATATCTCCAAAGTTTCGTAATATTTACTCAACTTAACGCAAATGGGCTTTTTGGCCCTTGTAAGGCCTTTTTTGGCTGCCATGTTTGATTTCTGCATCTGCTAGTTAACACTAGCTTTTTTTTTGTCTGTTAAATTGAGTATTCGGAGTATAACAACTTTTGTATTGACATGCCATATGTTTTTTGATAGGTATTTTTTTATAGTTCAAGTAGCCAGAACTATGCAGTATTGGTGTTAAAGCTCCTTTTCCGGGGAGCTTTTTTTTATTGCCGTGAATTACTCGGTGGGGGAATCTCAACGCCGAGAACGCGCATCTCATCAATTTTTGTCGTGATTGTGCGACGGCATATGCCGAGCGAAGCCGCCGCTTTTGCTCGATGTCCGTTATAATGCTTGAGAGTGTATAAAATGTATGCGTAGTGTAAGATATGCGCTTTCGGAAGAGTGCGCACGACAGAAGCTAGAGATTCAGCTAGTGCGGTAATATCCATATTTTTTCCTATGGGTGATTATACCCATAATATTATCACATTTAGTAAACTTCTTCTGTCAAGAAATCTTTTAGCTTCCTTATGTCTTTATCTCGAAGCTCTATAAAAGAAGTATTATCATATAATATAAGAGTGGGCTTTGTGCGATCAAACGACACTCGAACCCATAAACCGCTAGAAATCTTTGTTTTTTTATGTAGTCTTGCTTGCTCTTTGGCAATTTCGGACCATTTAACTACAGATACCATACCGCCACCTCCTTCGGTGTAATCGAACAATCCGTCAGCTCGTAGAGCAATAAGCTTTCGACAATTTTCGCTTGCGACGTCGAGCGCCGAGCCGCCTCTTTGCGTAGCATATTGATAAGAGTCGGGTTTAATCGAAAAGTTACGCTTACTTTTTTTTCAGTCTTAATCTTCGGTATCACTTTTTCAAGACTTTTCAAAATCTATCTCCTTTAGTATTGACATCCGTAACGTATCCGGGTACACATTGTATGTAATACATAATTAAAGGGGATGTCAATGACAAGTATTCAAACTATGCCGACCGGCGCTTTTGTTGCAGAATCGGAGCGGATATTTAAACTAGCGGATTTTTTAAGCACCAGCGATATCATACCAAAGCACTTTCAGGGGAAAAAAGCTAATTGTTTTCTTGCGTTAGAAATGAGCCAAAGGCTAAACATTAACTTTTTTGAGCTTGTAAATGGTCTTTATGTTGTACACGGATCACCGGGATTTACCGGAGCTTTTACAATATCACTGATAAACCGATCCGGCCTTTTCCCAGGGGGCTTAAATTTTAAAATCACTGGAGAAGGGGAAAGCTTAGCATGTACCTGTGCAGCAAAAAAAAGGGACGGAACACACTGCGAAGCTACTGTATCCATGGCAATGGCAAAGGCAGAAGGATGGACGAAAAACGCTAAATATAAAACAATGCCGGAGCAAATGCTGACTTATAGAAGCGCATCCTTTTTTTGCCGAAGATACTGTCCTGAAATTCTTATGGGAGCGAAAACTGTCGATGAAATCGAGGACATCAAAGCAAGCGCAACTAATACTATAGATATGATCGAAGAGAGAAAACCGTCTCAAGAAGACATTGGTTTGCTCGAAGATGCTATGACGCAAGCAGTCGAAGTCGAAATAAAAAGCGAAACATTAGACAGTATTTACAAGCGAACGAATCTCGATGATGCAAATAGCGTACGGAGAGCTACGCAATTTTTAACTGATCTAATTAAACAGCAAGGAAATTTAAATGATACCTAGATGTTTTGCGATTGATTTTACGAATCCAGATGGTGTAGTGATACTGCAACTTGCTCTTTTAATAGCACATGGAGCATTAATTTTTTATCGCTACAAAAAAAATATGTATGATCTTAAAGAGCTGGAAAGCCGGCTTGATAAATTTTTACCGAAATGAAAGGGAAAGTTATGAAAAGTTTAAGCACAATTATTTTTGTTATGTTCGTTATGTCATGCGGCTATGAGACACAAGATAATGATAGTGTGGACTATGGTTGTCCTGACTGCAAGACAGAGACAACACAATTACCGAAAAATGATCGAAAAGAGCAAAAACAAGAGCAAAAACAAAAAGTCGATATCAATATTGGTGTTGACGCTGAGACTAATTGTTGTGACCGTAGGGGTACAGATTGCGAACCATGCCCGCCGAAAGAATGTCCAAAATGCCCAGAGTGTAAATGCAAATGGACATGCTCGCCCGACAACGTTGTTTGTGCAAAAGTATGCCCACAGAATACTAGCAAACAATCCATCCGTCAAAAAAATACTGTTACCCAATCTTGCCCCGAAGGTACAACTAATTGTAATAATAACGCTAATAATAACAACAACTCAACATCCATAAGCATTAATTGAATTAGGGGGGATAATGTCTGATCCCCTCGACATTTTAAAAAGATATATGGTACTAAAATTTATGGAATCAAATAATCGCCAAACGCAAAATGATCTAATCGAAAACGCGCTGAGGACAGCTGACGCGCTTGAAAAGATAGGAGCAAAAGGTAGTAGTATGTTTAATTTTAACAAGCAAGGACAAGAGCAGAATCAAGCACAAGGACAAGATCCTCAGTTTCAAATGCCGAAAGTTGAAATGCCGAATCTCAATAGTCCGTACCAACAAAACAAGCCTGATTTAGACCCGCAACAATATTACGAGCGGGTTAATCAAGAGCAGAAAAAGCTTCAGGAGTATCACAAAACCGTTATGCAAATAAACGGCATGTTGACCGATATGCAACAGCAGTTTTTTCAACAAGTACAAAAAGTACAAAACCAGCTCAACGAAATTTTAAAGAATTTCTTTCAAACTTAAATCTTCTCTCATTGGTAAATGAGAATCGATCATACATCCTTTTAAAAAGCCGAGAGCGCAATTGGCGTCCTCGGCTTATCTATAACAGAAAGACATTAAATCTTATTTTCCAGCCATAATGGCATTCCGCAATCCTTCAATCGATTGATTCAACTGATTGAAACCTTGAGCGAATTGGTTTTGGTTGTTTTGTAGAACGCTAGAAAGCTCAGCCATCGAGATAGCACTATGGTGTACCTGACTCGCCGGTGAAAATCTTGTTAAGGTTTCCGCTGTGGAAACGGCTTCGTTAGGATCATTTTCACAAAGGCGCTTTGTTAAGATTTCTGCGCCACGAGAAAAATTGTTTAATTGAGATTGGTGATTCGCAACGGCTGCGTTTGAAATCATATTAGATGATTCAGTGATTCCGCGCTGTAATGTCGTTTTCAATAGTTCTAATTCGCCTGTTGAGTCAGCCATGACTTCTCCTTTTGTGACTAAAAAATAATTGCAATGATACTATTATGTATTGATTATTTTCTTTTTTCAAGACGTTCTTCAATTCGAGCAACAGATTGAAGTATCTGTTGTAGAGTACTCTTGATACCATCTTGATGAGCTTGCACTTTATCAATACGCAACCCGTCATTTTCAACTCTCGAATATAATTGACCAAAACCAAAAATAGCAGACGCTATCAGCGCTGCTATCGAAATCGGTATAAGTGTATTTTCTCGGATTACATCAACTTTCTCGTTCGTTTTGTCTTTCCCAATCATACCAACCTTGATCACTCTTAAATTTTGGCTTACGTTTTAGTATATTATCACAATCAGAGAGTTTTTTGCTCTCTATCGGTTTTCGACAAATATATTCATCAGTTATATCTTTTTTACGCTCTATAGCTAACCTATTGATTATATTATAGAGCATAAATGTATGGGTGATTATACCAATGAATATGAGAGCTTGCATCAATAATATAACATTATAAAACATGTGATATACCCATTTCTCGCCATTCCTGAGCCGTAATCGATAGCATATAAGCATCGATATAACTGCCATTTTTGTAATAAAACTGTCGCCTTACGCCATCTTTTTGCATACCTAAAATGTCTGTAAAAAGTGTAAGAGCCGGATTATTTTCAAAAGTTTCGCCCCAAACGAGATTAAGATTAAGATTGTTAAATGCGTGATCAAACAGCTCTATGAGAGCTGTTTCACAATATCCTCGCCGCTGGTATTTTGGAAATACATAGCAACTGAATTCGGCGCGTCGATGAACCCAGTCGATAGACGTTAAACCACACACGCCTGCTAAAAAATGGGCATTCGCTTTTTCCGGCAATTTGACATTAATCCCGAACATTTGCGTGTTTGGATCTGAGCTTTGCCAATGATACCATTTTAATTGCTGCTCTTCGTCAATAAGACTATGCTGCCGGCACCAATCCCGGATCTCTGGCAAATTACGGTACTCATTTAAAAGTAGTGCTTCATTGTGAGATAAAAAGTCTAGTTTAACTTCGGTTTTTCCTATCATACTGCACCTTAGAGTAAAGATTTAATTACATCATGCCAGCTCAGACTTGCACCTTTCGGAATGTTAAACAATGCACTTAACAGTTTGTTCGCTTCGTCCAGCGATTTCTTTGCTTCAGCTTCTTTCATTACAGCTAATTCCTGCAATTTAATAATCGATACTAATTCTTTTTTTCCATTATCGGTTAATTTACTGTCCATAAAATACTGATTATCCATTGTTAACTCCTTTGTGTTGATGCAAGTGCCGGAGTCGGCGCTTTCCCGATTAAACTGATATCATTATTTAACATACGCTTACTGATATTTTTAGCAAAATCTAAAACTCTATCAGTTTCTTTTATGTTATAAAAATTGCAAAATATACTCGGACAAAACAATATTTTCGCCTTCGCCATCTCCTGCTGAAATAGAGCAATATAATGGCTGTCGCCTTTAAAAGCTCCGCGACAGCCCCAAAATTCTATTCTGAAAAATGGCCCGAATAGAATATTGATTTTCATAAAAAAGTCTTTGCTGTCGTAATTGAGAGCTTCTATATCATACCGAGATTTATTTTTAGCAAGTTTCAAAGTTTCGATGACTTGAATTAATGAATGTATGTGACCGTGATACGTCCCGCTGACAAAATACTCGCCGTCTAATATATCTTTCCTTCCGGCGACGCATGCTATCTTTGCGCCATTGCCGAGCGCTTTTCCGAGTAGAATTAAATCTGGTCTAATGCCGTAACTATTCGACACCCCAAAATTTTTATAGCGAACGCCAGTGATCACCTCATCGAATATTAAGACAACATTATAATAATCGCATTTATCTCGAAGTTTTTTTAAAAAGTCGATTCTATGTCGAGAGCAATCAAGCTCGACTGGCTCGACTATAACAGCTGCAATCTTTTCGTCAATTTGCTCAAGATCATCCAAACGACGATAGTTATAGCAATTGCCATTCGGCTTGTACGCTACTTGGCTGATAAATTCTGGATGCCACCCATGGTAGCCTTGATATAGTACCCGACTTTTACCAGTAGAGACACGAGCCATTTCAACCGCTGCGGCGCAAGCGCTGGAGCCATCATTAACCCACTTAACTTTCTCGGTCCATGGCCAAGTAGCCTTCACGGCTTCGGCCGCTTCAACTTCGTAAACTGTAGGCAAACTGTGACAATCTCCTTCGTATGCATGCTTTAACATCTCCCTAACGATAAATTCATTGCCATAACCGAAATGATTCGTGCCTAATCCACTCACGAAATCAAGCCACTCATTTCCATCAGTATCATAAAGATATGCACCTTTGCCGTGAGTGACATGAGACGCAACAAACTCTGAAAACCGATCTGGATGTTTTGAATTCGTAAGAGCGCCTTGACCTATGCACTTATCGGCCCTAGCTTTAATACTCATAAATTCCTAGCCCCGCTTTTTTTGCTTCTGTATCTTTTATAACTTTTCGACCATACAATTTTGTCATCTCTTCAAAATCCGCTTTTGTGTCCAAACTCCACTTACTCGCACTAAGATCAAAAGAACCGCTTATAATAGCTTGTCGTAGCCAGTCTGGAGCCTTACGACGTAGGTATGTCGTAACATGCTCTCGGTCGGTTTCATAACCTCCATCGATGTTGTTGGAAAGCCAAAGAAAAGCCTCGTCGGACATGACTTCGACGTCAAAACCGTCTGGCATTGTCCTAAAACGTTCGTCAACATTTGACACATAATCCAAATTATGAACAACAGCACAATTTACAGCTTTGTTAATCAAAGCGCTTGGCAAAAAAGGACAATCCCCGGTTAACCGCACTATATAATCAGGCTTATGAAATTTAAACATTGTCTCGAAACGCGCCATAACATCGTTATTGTCGTCAACTTCTCCGGGTAATACTGTTATGTCATATTGCTTTAATTCTTTGTCGCACACTACTTCCCAGTAATCATATTCATCAAACGGTACCAGGAAAAAAACCTTTGCTAGAAGTCCTTTTTTCTCGCTGTGCTTATTTATAAAGCGCTGGCAACGGCCTATATTCCGCATTAAATGCTTATATACAGGCTCTCCCTGCAATAGCATGCTGCCCTTTCCCGGTAGCCTACTATTACCGTCTCTAATCTGTATGCAAATTGCTATTATTTTTTTACTCATTGCGCTACCTCATCTTTTAATAATGCCCATACTTTTTCGTGAGCAAACTTAATATATTTTTTTGTGTCGTTTTTCTTCTCGATCCAATCTTCGATATCCCAAATATAAGCTTCATCCATACGCTGCTTTTCGATAAACTTTCCGTTAATCCAACAATCCCATACTGGACTATCATATCGAATGTTTATATCGTCATCGCTATTGAGTCCGATGATATTAATGTGATCCCAGTATTTACCGTCTGAACCACTGTTATAATAATTGTAATATGTCGCGCCCTTCATATACTCGGGAGCGCACATTTCAATGCGCTTCAATGCGTTTTTGCTGTGCAAAAAGTAATAAGCATATTGATTGATCATTCTCAATGGAGTTTTAATCTTTAGAATTTCGGAAAGTTCTTTTGGATCTTTGCATATAGGCTTTTCGCAAAGAATAGGAAGTTGCCACTCCTTCGCATACTGCATAATAAGCGCGCTATGCGTATTCGTCGGAGTAGCTAATATAAATCCCGTCGTGTTTAGATGTACACTAGTATCTGTGTCTAAATCAACAACATAATAAGGGACACCTAGAAAATCTAAGATACAACAATAACGCCGGCCCATATTACCTTTGCCGCCAACAACACAAATTAATTCTTTCTGTTTTTCAAATATTTTCTGTACCATTTTTCCAAATATTCCTTCATTTGTTGTGCATTTATAACATTCTCATGAGAGTAAATCTTAGGACCATTGCAATCGGCATACATGCACTCATGAGTTTTTTCACCGTCCCTATCAATCGTAAATTTAGGAACCGTCTTTTTGGTTAACATCTCAATCGCTCTGACGACATCGATTAACTTGCAAGCTTTCATTTCCGGGTATATCGCGCCGATAAACGGTCGTTGCCAGTTTTTCATAACAAATTTTGCCGCATCATCGATATAAACCCAGAATCTTGTCATATTAGGATTAGTGATATTAACCCTCTCTCCACGCAAAGCGCACTCCGTTAGATAAGGTATAAAGCTTCCCGTTGAGCCGATGATATTCCCCCAGCGAAACATGTTAACGTTCTTTTTGTCTGCTAAATAATGCTCGCTGAGAGCCTTAGCATGTCCATATGCATTTATCGGAGCGACAGCTTTATCAGTTGTGAAAAACGTGAAATTTCGTGCCTTCCAACCGAAATACTGATAGACGTTAACTGTCCCATGAAAGTTCGTTTCAACACATTTATTTACCCACTTTTCACAAACTTCAATATGTTTCATCGCCGCACAATGGAATACATGATCAAAGTCATATTCTTTTATGCGTGAAACTTCGTCTAAATCCCTGCGATTAGTAATATCAGCGACGATAAATTTTAACCGAGTGAAGTCCAAAGCCATTTGCTTTTGCTTATTCTCATCCCTGCTTAATATGTATACCGAATGGTTATTGCGCTGCAATTGGCGCGTAAGCTCTTGACCGAGCGTACCAGTGCCGCCAGTAATCAATACTTTCATTTATTCATCTCCGGTGAAAATATACGTCACGACTATCAATATGTCGGATCTCGACCATTGCGCTTCCGTCATTAGTAAGCTCTGAAATGAAAGCTTTTAAGGCTTCGCTGTCATTCGATTTATTCTTAAGCTTTTTGACTTCGGCTTGGGCGGTAATGTAGTTTTTGTCACAAACTTTTAAATTTTGGCAAGCTTGTTCATATTTCGTGAGAAGATTTTTGTGGGTCTTATCTAAAATAGATAGTTCTTCGGTATCTTTGCGCCATTCTCTAAAAACACTATGGTAGCGATCTTTAAGATTTTCATATAAATCATTAGTTGTATGATATTTGTATAAGTAGTAAATTGCAGCAAAAAAAAACCAAAAGAAAGCGAAACCGATAAAGCCGATAACGGCTATGTAGTCGTTTACTGTCATAGTCTAACCCATAAAAAAATGTCTAACCCATAAAACTCATAGGTTAGACTATAGCTAAAGATTTATTGTAATGCTACTTATTTTTTAGGCTCGACGATTACTTTACCATTATCATCTGTCCAAGATGTATCGTACATATGCTTATCTTTTCTTTCGCCTATAACTAACCATGATATAGTATCTTGACAAGTTTCTTTCGATGTAATCGTTAATATATTTCCTTCAACAATTCCTTTTACTGGCGTCCAGCCAGACTCATTAGACGTAAATACTTGGATTTCCCTGTTAAGAACTTCAAATGTCCCTTCAGTCATTCCAGATGTTTCGTCTATATTTACAATAGCTTGCCCGTTTACTAGCTCGGCTTTACCTCTGTAGATATTATCAGCTTGTGGAGCTTCTACGAAGCTATGTACTAAATTATGTGTTTCAGATTTTTCCTCTAAAGGATGATCTATTTTAAAAGAGCCAGAACCTTTTGACAATGCGCCGGATATATCAAGATTGCCGCTACGTGTTAATGACATTATAGTTGTCGCGTATCGTCTCCATATAAATGCATCCCTTGTTGTTGTTGCATAATCACTATTATCATTTTCTAAAACACTAAATATCATATCTCCAAACGTATTGGCGTCCGGTGAAGCGCCTTGAAGTGTTAAACCAGTAATGGCGCTGGAGGAAGCACTCATAGTCGGAAAATAATTTGATCCTATACTACCAAATTGTATTTTGTTTAAATCGGTAACGTCTATATTCCCAACATTTGCAACACCATGCGATAACTGAACGCCATTGGCAAGGTTAATTTTTTTATCTGAATCTATGTCTATTATGTTTGATAAAGTATTATTTACAACAACATCAATTTTAAGACCACCATCACGATTAGAAGGAACACCACCATAAGTTCCGTTTTTATAACCATATATTCTTGCTGTTGGATATAATGTTGTTGAACCCGCGCTAACAGCAAAAATAATTCCTGAAGTTTGTGTAGTGACTGAGGTATTTGTATCATCATTTCCTACGATAATATAAGGACCGCCTGATTCTACTGATTCAACGACATTTAATTTTGCTGTAATGCCTGACCCACTAAGTGGCGGGGAATTAGACGTACCAATATTCACTATATCATTACCGGCATCACAAAATAATAAATGTGTATTTGTATCACCCTCAACTCTGAAATCGACGTCAGCCCCGGCTTCGTTAATAACAACAGCACTACTTGCAGTTATAGACGCACAATTAAGACTACTAGCGTATATGTCCCAATTCGTGCCGCTGCTCAATCCTTCTACTATATTGGTGAAATTCGCGTTTACTTCGCTCGCACTCGCTGTTGTATTTGCTACAAAAGTATTCGTTACGCTAGGCGCTGCCATAATATCATCTCCTTGGAATTAATGGTGATTGATTATTTTCTTGCGGTAAAACTCCGCTGTTAATTGCCCTCTGGCGTCCAAGTATTTCACCGCCCCTTTGAAAAGCCGGCGCTATTTTCTGCAATCCAACATCAGCAGAGCTAATAGCCTTACTAGCGGCCGGTAATACAGATTTTCCTACTTTTCGACCGTATTTATCTTTTATCTGTCCTATTATCAAACCGCCGATACCGAGAGCGGTGGCAACTTCAGGACTACGTAGTAAAAGACCAATTCCGGCTCCTGTGCCGCCTCCAAACAATGTATTTCTTGAACCTTGAGTGACGCCTCCTTCAGTTCTCGCTGCAATTTGAGACAATAGTAAATCTTCGCCAATTTTATCTTCAGGAAAATATCGTTCAGCTGTTTGTAATGATTTTTCTGTGACAGGCTTTTTCGCTTGCGCTGAAATATCAAAAAAGTTTTTAACTCGTGAATATGTTTGGTCTGTCGGCTTTACGACATATCCATCTCGTTTCATAGCAAAAGCTCTTCTGATATCTTGCAAGTTACCTGTAAGCTCTGCGACTGGCTCCATTGCTTCTTTATACTTTGGGTTAGTCTTTAATATATTGTGATCTATATAACCTCTAATCTCGCTTAAAAGACGTTCTTTTGGTCCCCAATCTGTCTTATCCCAAGGTATTTCTTCATCGAGAGCTGCTATTACCTGCTTAAGCTCATATGGTGATATATTTTCGCCGTCAGAAAATGACGTGATTGTTTCTGCAACTTTTGAAAGCTCTTTTTTTGCACCGACACCCTTTGACATCGAGCTGAGTTCTATTTTTTTTGACATAGGAAGGTTATCAAGAGCAATCATAAGATCATCAACTGGTATTGTTTTATCTGTGGTAAGATGTTTATTCGCTGCGATAGACAAACCCTTTGCTTGTTTGCCCATTTTAATTGTTAAATCTTCAATTCCATCGACAAGTTCATTGGCGTTTTTAGGATTAATTATTTTTTCAGCTGTTTTTGGATTCAAAAGTTTTTCTGCATATGCTGGCGGCAAATCAAATAGTAGGTTACTTGTGACAAGTGTTGCTTTTTTAAATATGCCACTATCTAAAGCTTTTTTAACGCCCTTTCCAACTTTTCCGAGAGCAACACCACCGGCTACACCGTAAGCGCTACCTTTCCCAACATCTTTAAAAAACTCTAAGCTTCCGGCTTCTTCTTCGCTGGCACCCGCTGCTTGTAAAGCCGCTTCTGGTAACAAGCTCGCCGCTGCTTTAACTCCTCTTCCTAACAAGTTAACTCCTTTTGCTGCCGATCCGCCAGGAGCCACAAAACCAGAAGCAACACCACCGGCTAATTCGCCGGCACCAAAAAGCCAAGGGAATTCTTGTTCTAAACGTTTAAGCTCATTACGCTCTTTTTTTAATTGTGACTTATAAGCACTTTTGAATTTTTTACCCTTAAGAGATTGCAAACCAGCTTTGACGCCAGCTTTTATTTCGTCTGAAAAGTCAAATGTCGCGCCGGCTAATGCACCTTCTCCAAACGCTTCTAATTGCTTATTAGATAAATCAGGCATCTGAACGCCTGTCGCATCTGGAAAAGGTATAGATTCTTCTTTCCAATCATTTTCTTTTATAGCTTCTTTTTTCCAGTCAGACATATCAACCACCTACTTTACAAGTTTGTAACCATCGGCTTCGGCGTCTTTGAGCCTAGAGCGCGGAATCTTTAAAGTTTCATCGCCTTTTTTGACTGTGACATAATCACTTCCAGGTATATTTATATCTATTTTTGGCGCTTTAAACCCTTTGATAGTTCCTTTTTCACTGAAATATTCCATTGCCTTTTTTTGAGCAATCGCTTGCTCTTCTAAAGATCGTAAGAGTTCTTTCATCCTTCTGATATTTTCTTCTTTCGTTTGCCTAGGGTTAAATGATCTATCCAAAATCATTTGGCCCTCTTTTTCAGTAAATTGAGCGCCCAATAATTGCCTTAGCGTTTTTTGTGCTTGGCCTTTAACTCTATCTTCAATTGATCTGTCTTTTGGATCAACCCAATCTCTTATAGATTCTGGTAATATTCCTTGCGCTCTGTCTACCCAAGTATCACCAAGAGTTTTTTCTGCTTCAATTAAAGTTTCTTTTAATTTTCTTATCTCATCAAAATTTTTCTCTTCCGTTCCTTCGGCTACATAATCTGTGTATTTTTTCGCAAAAGTAGCGTCAGCCTTTTTCCATGCCTGTTCAACCGATTTCTCATTTGTAGTTAATTCGTCCGCTTTACCTTCTTGTTTATTGACTTTTGCTTGTTTGAGAGCAGTATCAAATAAACTTCGATTAACACCGGTCATCTTTGTCATTTCGCCTGTGATTGGATCATATATATCGACAGTTCTAAAAGCATTATCCGGTATAAACTTCGCTGTGCTTGGGCTTTGTTCCTTAAACTGATCAATGTCATCTATAACGATAAAATCCTCATAAAACTCTTCTGGAGTATAGACACCGGCTTGACGTCGATCTTTCTTATCTTGCTCAATTTCAAACTTTTTCTGTCGCTCAAGTAAATCAAGAGCTGATTTCTGCGCGCCTATTTGAGCTGCTTGTAGCTTTGCCACATCCATTGAAGTTGTGGGCTGTATCGGCTTAACAGCACTCCTGCGAATACCCATACGAGTAACAACCTGACCATTCTCAAGGACCTGAACAGGCTCCCGTAACGCTGCAATTTGACTAGGTATATTTTTCAATACTTCCGGGTCGTCGGCTGGCATCCATTTTTCAGTGAATTCTTTCATCGTCCTCGCGCCGCCAACGGAGCCTTTTTGGATTTGTTCTAATACGCCTCGTTTAATTGCTGCTTTGTACACGTTGATTTCAAAGTCGTCTAAATCTTGTGGCCTGATAATTGTAGGAGCTTTTGTTAATAAACGAGATTCATCGTCTACACCTATGACATTTCCAGTTTCAGAAGTCACTTCGCGCCTTGGCGTCGCTACATTTATCTCATAAATGTTCCCCGTAAGAGCCGGATATTTCTTTATAGCTGTTTCCCAATTTTGCGCACCAACAGCTTTCGCTAAATCTTCCTTAGTTCTGAACGTTACAATGTCGCTATCCATGACTTGCTGTGGCGTAAGAAGTCCTGTCTCAGCTAAGTTATTCTTTAAAGTTTCAGCGCGTAACTTTTCCTCTTGGGCTTGCATTTGTAAATCTCGCAAGTCGCTTTGCTCCATAGCCGTTTTTATGCCGTAAATGGATTGAGCAATTTGCAATCCCTTCGATATCTTGCCAAGCATATCATCAAGAGGGTCTTTTTCTTCTCTGCGAAAATCTTTTACTGCAACAATAGCCATTAGCCAATGCTCCTTTGCGCTGCAATAGCTGCCTCTAGTGGTTTTTGTAATCGTGTTTTAAGCTCTTGATCCATATCAAGCGCCTCAAGTGCTGCCCTTGCATCGATAAGCTCCTGATCGGCATTCTGAGCTAGTTCTGTTCTGCGATTAAGCGCGCTTGAGTAATCAGGCATATCAAGCTCAGCTTGCGCCGCTCTCGGCGTCTGCGAAGGCATAGCAACTCGCTGTTGCTGAGAGCTTATAACTCCCTGCTGTCCGATTTCTTTGGGCTGTTGAGTAGTCATTTGTTTGATAGTGCCGAGAGCCGCTAACCCTCCACCTGCTGCTTGCGCCGCCGGATGAGGTATCATTGATATTAAGCCGCCAATCTGCTGCATTCTTTGGCCGGTGTTGTCAGTCTTATTAGTACTTGGCTGATATACATTAATAACGCTCATTATCTCCAACTCCTGATATCAAAAGTTCCAGCGCTTTTAACTTTTGGAACGCCTTTAAACCAATTCGTAGGATCACTAGCCGTACCTAGTCTAGCTTTTATAATCTCTTCAAGTGCTTTAGGAACATCTTTCGGATCTTCTATCGGTACATACTTACCCTCCGGCAATCCTATATCCAACCTATCTTTTCTGCGGCGATCTTTGTCAGCTGTAGCTCTTAATTGCGCTAAATTGCTTAATGATATCTCTTCATTTAGAGCATATTCTTTCTCAGAAATGATAACGCCTTTTTCGGCCAGAGCTTGATTAAGCTCAGCTTGTCTCATCGTTTCTTTTCTAGCTTTTTCGGATTCAGCTACCGCAAATTCCCTGCCGCTTTTCGCTTCTGAAACAGCAAAATCTCTTCCTTTAGTCGATTCGCTTTCGGCTTGAGTACGTCTAGCAAGCGCCTCTGAAGTAATATAATCGCGTTTTTTACCCTCTTCTCCTGATACAAACTCACGTTTTTTCGCACTCTCACCGGCCGTATATTGTCGACCTGCCGCACTCTCACCTGCCGCATATTGTCGACCTGCCGCACTCTCACCTGCCGCATATTGTCGACCTGCCGCACTCTCACCGGCCGCATATTGTCGACCTGCCGCACTCTCACCAGCTGAGAGCTTTCGCTGTAATGCTGCGGACAATAACGCTTGTTCTTCTTTCGTTTGAGCTGCTGTTATATCGCTTTGGCCAATCAATTCTTTTCGGGATAAAGCACGTTCACCGGCGCGCGCTTCTTTAATTGACGCGCCTGACTGTAACGATCCAAGTGAAGCCGCCTTTGCTCTTTGTGCTTCTTCTTGTGTTGATGAAGCTTCCTCGGCTTTTGCCGAAAGTGCCGCCCTGGCTAAGTCGAAACGTCTTTCTATTGCACTCGCCATCATTAACTCCTAAAATATTGTAACACCAGGTGGAACATTTGACGGCCTCCTAAAAGGCTTTAATGTCTTAATATAATCAGGGCTTAATGGGTTTTTATTAATGTCCTGAATTTGCTTTTCGAGCGGACTAATATTGGATATATTTTGCGCTGGCGCTGGCGCTGGCGCTGGCGCTGGCGCTTGTCCTTTTTCCCCGGATACAAACCAATTAATATCTAAACCAGCGTCTTTAAGTCTTTGCAAAACATCATCAGAAACATAACCGTCACGAGTTCGTATATTTTCAAGAGATATTTTCGTATTCAGGTCAAGCTCTTTTTGAGCTATAGCAATCTGCCGATTTTTTAATTCACGATCCATATCAGCAAGTTTAGACTCTAAGTCTCTCGTCTTTTGCGCTTCACTAGCTGCTTGCGCACGATTAAGTATACCTTCTGTCTTTTGCATATCCCTATTCAGCTGAGCTATTTTAGAGGCACTCGCCCTGTCTGCTTTGGCAATTTCTGCTTTCATCTCTCTATCTAATCTTGCTAACTCGGAAGCAGCATTTCTTGCTATTTCGTTTTGCTCAGCCATAAATTCTTGGCCTTTAACTCTCTCACCTGTCGCAAATTCTTGACCTTTAACTCTCTCGCCAGTCGCAAACTGCTGACCTTCAATTCTCTCTCCAGTCGCAAACTGCTGACCTCTTAATCTTTCTCCAACTCCGAGCCTACGCTCTGCCATCAATTCATCGAGAGCTTGTTGTTGTGCTAGTTTTTGTTGCTCGATATCTCTTTCCCCGATATCTAACCTTCGACCAGCTTCTCGCCCTGCTAGTTTAAAAGCTCTTTGTTCAGTCTCTTCTCCAGCTTGGCCACCCAATGCCGCAAAACGGCGCTTTAAAATATCACCTTCTCTTTGACCTCTTCGCAATTCTTGTTCATACAATTCTTCCCTTGACTGACTTATGCGCTGATTCAACGCACTTTTTTGTTGCTGTTCATACGGAGATAGTATGCCTGTAACCCTGTCTTCTACCTGTTTGTCCTGATCACTAATTGGATCAGGAGCTTGTGGAGTAGCAAGAGCCGCTGCTTGTGGTCTACGCTTTAATATCGCTCTTGTAATCGCATTATTTGCCATTATCTAAAACCCCGTAAATTGTAAGTCATGCGTATTCCGATTATTTTAAATTTCACGTCGGCAACATTACCGTTTGAAAATTTAATCTGTATGCGCTTACCTCGAAACCTGCCAAGAGGTATTTTTTTAACTTCGCTAGAGCTTGATTTATTCCATATTCCATTATCCCATTTAGATGTATCCCAAACCATAGGACCTATTAAACTGACAGAATCTATATCAGTAGATGATGAGGCGCTTGAGTCTATTCTCAATGAAATATCTAATTCGCCGTTACCTATGAGAACATAATAGAGATTGAGCCAGCGCCAATCTTTCACCCACTCTTCATTATCAGCATATCCAAAAAATTCTTTCGTCCATATATAGCTATCTATCGCCGTTCCATCATCATTAGCATTAGATTGATTCATTGCGTAAACGAAACCTGTAGCCGCATCTGTCGCATAATAAAGAGTATTACCATATACAGTGAATTGCATCGCTGCTAAACCCGACCATGGCGACCACGCAAATTTATTCTTACGATCTAAATTTTCGTAAGAATAATCAAAATACCATATGCGATTATTCGTAGTTTGACCGTCGCCGTATGGCCCCGAAATATACCCTCGATTTCTGTGAGATATCGCCGCTATTTTACTCTGATAGTTATCAGGAACAAGAAACATCTCATCCTCGATAACATTAGATTTAAGATCACTTCCCAATTGCGAACGTGTCAAAACACTAACGCTAGGGTCTATAGAGCTACCGCTTAACGCTGCAAAGCCGACGAAATCACCGTTTAGAGTCGCTGCAAACATCAGTTTGTTATTGTATTCCATTACAGACAATGGAGCGCGACAACCATATGGCGTTACAACTTGAATGTCTGCCCAATTAGTGTCTGTTGCATCAGGAGTGTAAACAATCCACATTGATTTTTCGCAACCGACAACCAAAGACCCATTATACACGGCCAGCATTCGCGGAATGTCGCCGCTTGTATCACCAATACGACGGAAACTCAAAGTTTTAAAAACATATGGGTTACCTACTTCGCTGTATTTGACTAAATTTGTCGCCGGATCGATCACAAAAAGTCGACCTTGGTGATATTTGATAACACTGTAATTTGGGGGAACACCTTGGTCGTCTGGTTCTTCTGTCACGAGTGAACCGTCAACGATAGCGTCTTCGTAGGTTGTCGTCGTGTTGTCGTCAATCGTATCAACGCGAAAATATGTTGAGCCGCCGTCCTTTGTGCGGTATATCCGGCGCGAAGCAACTCCCCAACTAGTTGGAGCTACCGGAATATCACTTAGAGCGATATTTTCGGCCGCCGCTGTAAAAGTCGTTGTCGCTGGCCCTGAATCGCTCTCAACCGCTCCAGAGTTTATGTAAGTGACTTTATACCTGTAATCGCCTGTAAGAGCTGTTCCGGTCGCCGCTGTCGCCGCCGCCGGAGCGCTTACCGGAGAAAAAATTCCATGGCGCGTAAATTCTCCACCTGCATACTTGTATGGTATTGAACCGCCGTTCCCAAAAAACATGTAATTTTCATACTCGGCAGCATAAACTTGCTGTCCGACAGTGTAAATGCTCTGAGCGGAAGCTATTGTGGTAAAAGTCGTACCGCTCAGAGCGTATAAACTACCGCCGTACCATGCTACCATGGTCTCTGTCCCATCAGAGTCATGCCTAGTATAAAGTCCGTCGCAAGCATATGATCCAACAGAAGCAGTATTAAGCTTAGACGTACCGCCTCTGGTCTGCACTCGACCGTTATCATAAATGACATTAAGACAATCTGGAGATTCATTGTCATTTATCAGTGATCGATCAAACTTGTTATTATAACCGCCATCAAGAGCAATCTTTCCATTTTTAGGATAAATTCGCTGAAAGTTACTTCTCGGCATTTAATAATCCCCCAAATAGTGGAAAGTATCCTCAACATTTGGAGTTATATCGCTACCGAAATAATAGTCACTTACTCGCGTATTAGAATCTGATCGAAGCCTTTTTTTACGCTGCTTTTTTGCTCTAAGGACGGATTCATCCCAGAGTAATTTGTATCTGTCAGATAATACTGTATTTTGATCTTTTAAAGCCATCCACATAAGCATATAAAAGATTAAATCTTCCTTGTATTCTTCGGGTACTTGAATGCTATCTGAAGTACTCGTAATATCGTCGGGATATTTATAAACCTTTACGTCGATATAGTCTTGTCTATCGCCGCTCGCATCTGTCGAACCGTCTGTATCCGGTGTTGGGTATAAGTATATAGTGTTTTTCCAAACGGAATAAGCTACTGGAGTACCTGTCGGATCGGAAGTGCTAGTTTTTGGATCTGAGCGAAGTTTCGTTTTTTGCAGTTTGTCATAATCGTATTTGACTTCTTTAATTGCCAGTGTCGTCGTAGGGAAGGTGTAACTTCGGGTATCAGCTACCGCCGGTGTTGTGTAACTTTCCTCTATGACGAAACCCTCTTTTGCTAAAATTGCTTGAGCATCATAAATCAAGTCCATCAGCTCAGAATCAGAAAAGAAGTCGTCATCGGCTGCATTATATCGATTTCTGGCTCTTGTTAGTATATTCGATACTGTCAAAGTACTCATAAATTGACCTCATGATGATAAAGCGCTCCAAGAACAAGAAGAGACAGTTAACGTCGTCCAGACAGCACTACTTATGGTCTGTGTCGCCCATGTCGGTATATTTCGCTCTGTTGCATCTGTCACATCGCCGAAAAGTACCGTCCAACCTTCTCTTTGTTTGAAAATATCAAGCGCGTCATTTGCACTCAAACTGTCGCTAATCAATCGTGTCAATATCTTTTGAGCCGTATCAGTTATATTAACGCCTTCGCTTATGCCCTTTGTGACATGCTTAATAAGAGCATTATCTGCGTCAATCGCTTCGCTTATCAACTTCGTTATACTCTTTTGAGTGTCGTCATTAACGTCTAAACCTTCGTTTATCAGCTTCGTTATAATTAAAGCTATAATATCAGACGTTGTGATTTCTTCGCTTATTAGCTTTGTGACATTCTTGCCGGTTAAATCATCAACGTCTAAACCTTCGCTTATCAACTTTGTGAATTTTATCGGCAAATCATCATCAGACGTCCATTTAAATTCGTCCCACTTATCTATATCCCACTTGCTTGTAGGAGCCATACCATAAACAGGCATGGTATTATAGATTGTGGTCGAATAAGTAGTCATCAGCTATATGTAATCTCCGTGACTACCACTAAATCGTCATTCGCACTTTTAGTTACAAGAGCTTCTGTGTCTCGGCTAAACATCGTACCAGCTGTATTGCTATCGAATAAACCGTACTCGTAGACGTTACCCGTACCAGTGCCGCTTGGGAAAGTAGCAGTGACGCGATAAATTCCGTCTGTTACTTGTGACACTGTCCCTGTATGCCTTGCAAGTTCAGTACCGAGAGCCGTATCGTCACTAGCCTCGGCTGTATTATCGCTACCAATAGCAATATAACGATGCGTGAAAGTCGTCGCCGCTGCTGTGGCACTTACCAAATGTTGGACTAAAGCAGAAATTCCACCTGTCGTAATGGTGTTATAACCATTAACAGCCTGTTTAATCTCCCCTGTAGGCCCATATAGCGTAGAGTACCACTTACCTTTTAAATTAAGGCTTGCCATTATATATCCTCTCGGTCGTGTAATTCTTTCATTGCTTCCTTGTCTGCCATATCGCTCATATGCTTACTCTTGATATGCTTCTCTAACCCCGTCTTGGTCAAAAACTCTTTCGCACAAGCATGACAGACAAAAACCTTCTCTTTTTCGTCTGCATCCATACTATGCATCCTCTCTGAGCGAATAGCTGCTTTGTCATTCTTGTCTATCTCAAGCTTTTTAAAGCTCCGCGGATCGAAAGTACCGTCGCCTTTTCTCACTATCGGAGTAAAACTACCCAAAAATAAAACGGCTTCGTCGTAGGCCATCTCTATAAAATCACTAGCCGGTATTGTGATCTTTTTCCCTCTGAATTCTTCGGAATAGTCATAAGTGTTTCTATTCCAAACCTTGACAGTCGTTTCCATAATTCATAACCCTCATTTGGTTTAAATACTATTATCTACCGTAAACAGTAACGTAGTAATCATCCCCGCTTGTACATCCTGTAACGCTTATTGTCCCATAACTTGCTGTCGCCGCTGTCAGAACATTTTTTGCCCAATAAGCGCCAAAAGTATTAGCACTCTTAATTGATACTTGCATATGATCGACAGTATCTAAGCCGGTATCTATTTCAGCTGTCGCTGCGTCAGCTGTCACCGAATAACCATGCACTCGTTTGTTCCCGAATACCGTTTTCATTTCTGTAGTTACTGTAAAAGCCATAATTACCTCCTAAATATAAATAGCTAAAGGCTTATCAATTGTTGGATCTTTGCAAAAGTCCATCTTATGCTTATGTAATCGGAATAAATCAATCATATCATCATACCACATTTGTTTAATAGCAGTAATGTTGCCCTCTCTATATGCTCCGAGTATACCGCCCTCGCTGGCATTGATATAGATACCCGGCACACGTTGCGCTACGACATTAAACCATTGAGCAAAATTATAGTAACTTCTCCACGTCTTCACGGCGTTACCAAATATATCGACGGTTTTAATTGTCAATCCTGGGTTTGCGTCATAACTCGAATCCCAAGAATGAAAACGAGTTTTTGGCTCTGTCGAAAAGCTAAAGTCTGAACCGACAAATATAGTAGTCTGACACCCTAGTATTCCCTTTGCGAAAAATAGCGAAGTGCCGAGGACACAACCGCCTGATTCTACGTAAACTTGAAAATTTTCGATCTCTTTAATTTTTTTCATTAAGTTTTCATCAGGAATCGGCGCGCTATAAAATAATACCTTACCCTGCCATTTTTCTAAAAGCTCTGGGTCAGTGCCGATAAAAGCTATTAGTGTTCGGTTTTTTGTCATATCCCAATATGCTTTTGGATCTTTAGTACCGCCCTCCGTGACTTCTTTGATAGTAATAGGCCCTGCATCGAGGGTAACGTAATAATCAACTTTTGCGTCACAGTCTTCTAAATAATGGAAATTGTGAAGGCATGATATTAAAAGCATGTTCATCGGCCTGTCTTTTAACTTTGCTGCTGTATACTTCAAAGATGGACCAGAGCCAGCTATAATCGCCGGCTGACATTCGCCTTTACCCCACAATATACCGGCGCTGTTTTTCCCGAAAGAACCATATTTTGCTTTATTTGCTTTGATATTAGCAAGCCACGTTTTTTCCCAGTGATTTATTGTCGCGTTATCACTTGCACAAGCTTCTTTATATGCTTGATCTTGTGGGATCGGGGCTTGTAGAAGATTTGGTTGAAATTCGAGCGCGATTGTCCTAGATTTCATGGTTTAATCTCCGGTTATGGTAGTTATTTAGTATCGGTTTTTTAAGACTAAGCAGAAACCGATAAAACTGCTTATCGTACTCTAGTATATGCTTATGTAAGCAGTACCAGAAGCACCAGAGACAATCGCCTCTTTTGCTTTACCAACTGCATTAGCAACGGTATCCGATTTCGGCCCAAAAGTGCCATCTGCCGCCATGACAAGCAACCCATTAGTTGCTACAGTCCCGGAAGTACCTGCCATCTCAACGGTAGCATGTCCTCTGGTTAACACAAAACCGTATGAACCGGTCGTGATTGTGGAATGCTTACACACGCCAACGCCTATATCTGCCTCAACCGCACTTGTGAGAGTGACGGAATACCCGGTAGAGGTACCGCTTTGAATAGTGCAACCGTATGTAGGCAAAATTTGAGAATTGCCAGCATTGTAAACGAAAACGTACTTGTTGCCTTCGCTGTCATAAGTCTCTTGTCCAAGTTCTGGAGCATTGCCACCGATTGTTTCGGTAACAAAAGAGACACCCTTCATCTTAATCGGTAGCCCGTGATTATAAGCCATAACTTACCTCCTTCTTACGCTGCAAGAGCGCTAAATTTTCCATGTAAACGATTGTTACTAGATGCAAGTGCGCCCATCCATAAGATCCGGCAAAGTTTCAATTGTTGATTTAATGGCTTCTGCCACGGCTCCATAGAGAAGTTTCTTTGAGGATGATAGAACAAGTGCAAATGCTTCTCGTTTATGAAAAATACGTGATTAGTAGGAACATGACTGTCGCTTATAAACGGCAAGCCGTTAAACATCAGCGATTGAAAACCGCCTTTTGCAACGCTAGAATCCTGAAACCTTTGCTGCGGCTGTAACAGATTGTAGTAGCGATTGTAGTTCGCTCGTGTTGCAACGGCAACCGTCGGTTTTTCGGAGTCGATAACACAATCCTCAAAAAGACTATTGAGAGCTGACAAAGTCATAGTTGTGGTTGAACTATCAACTTGAGCTTGCCACCAACTATATGAGCTTTGATCGATACCGCCGACTGTCTGATCAGTCGCCACGATATCTCGAAGACCTTGGATAGATGAACTATCAGTACCATCGGAGTAAAGCGCTGTTCCAAGCAAGTCTTTGATTGTCTTTTCAGCGATCATTGACTTACTTGCTACCAGCTTCAAAACGCCAGCTGCGCCTGAGTTCTTTAGTTCGTCTTCGTCGCTGATTGTTATGCCGGTGTAAAGGTTTTTCCAGCTGAAACTTGCAGCGCTTATAGATTCATTGTCATCTGTCGCTAGTGTTTCTGTCCCACTGTACCAGCCTGAACTAGATGTAGATGCATAGTTCAAAGGAACATCTATACTTGTACCACCCTCTTGCGATTGATATTGACCGGAAGCCAATATTCTCTTAAGAAGTGGGTTAGAATCGAAAATGTTGTCGTACATTTTCGGCAAAATCTTCTTATGCGTAATCGCGTTTAATTGGTCTAAACTAAGAGCCATTTTTTTCCCCTTTTACAAAATTCCAAGTTCTTGAGCAGACGACATTATATCGTCATAATACCCGTGTGATTTTTTTGCAGGAGAAGAATATTTTGACAACATGCTATTGTCTGATTCCGCGACAAAGCCTTTTTGAGTGCGCTTTGCTAATTCTTTAGCTGCGTCCTCTTTTGCTTTTGTAATAGCTTTAGCAACAAGGTCATCATGCATCATATCTCGAAACGCTGCTTTAACAGAGTGAATGCCATTTACTCGCGCATGCTCTAAAACTTGCATTTCTAAAGACATACCCGTCCTTGGGTCAGTATGCTTTAAGTCATAATCCGGATACTTCTTGCTGATCTCATCGAATTGTTGCTGTAATATTGCGTCCTCTTCCGCTTCACGCTGCTTTTGGAAGTTATGTTGAATTTCTTCCTTGAACTTCTTTAACTCCGCTAACTCAGCTCGAACAGACTCAGGAACCGCACTACTATCACCGCTTTTATCATCGGCCTGTTGTTTGTTTCTATTCTCCCATTGCCCTCTAACAAATTCGGCCCACTCCGGGTTCTCGTTAGCATACTTATCGTACTGCTCCCATTTTTCTCTCAGAGAATTAATTGTACTTTCCTGCTGAGCAATTTCATCTTGCTTAGCTTTAAGCTCTTGCATGTGCTGGGCGTAATTATAGCCTTGCGATGCGCGCTGTAGGATAGTGTCAAGATCCTCTTCGATTTCTTTCCCGTTTGCCGTGTACTTATAATTTTGCGTCTGTGGCTCGACCGGAGCTTGGTCAGACGTTTGAGTATCAATACCAGAATCTCCGCTATCTTGGTTAAATTCCGGTAAGTCACTCGTATCTAAATCATACATATATTAACCTCTCTACCTTAAACTCCTGCTGGAGACATTGGTTGACCGACTTGTTCCATAGGCTGTGCGCCCTGTGGCTCTGCGCCGCCACCGCCCATAAGCTCTTGTAAAATACTAACATACTCCTGCATAATGCCCTGCATTCTGCTCTTGACTTCGTCGGGAGCTTGAGATTGCATAATAGCATCTGTGACAACTGCTAACCCATTAGCGACGTCATTCATAACTTGTGCTGTATCCGCTTCGCCGCCGCCGGGAGCGCCGCCTTCGCCTTCCATGCCTTGGCCCTGTGGAGCCATATCTTCTTGCATTGCCATAATTATCCCCTATTTTTGCGCGCCAGCTGGCGCTTGTTGCTGCATTAATTGAGCCATTCTTTGTAGCACACGTTCTTTGTTCGGATATTCGATTCTAGTAAGAACTTCTTCTGCATCGATGATACCGCGATCAAAAAGAGCCAGTGCCTTTCGTTCATTGTCAGCTACATCAAAAGGCAATTCGCTGCCAGTCGTTACCCGGATATCAAGATTACCCTTGAGTAATAGTTTTTCCTCGCGACCTTCTATGATTCCCCTTGGCGTTTCTTCAAAGTCACTATAGATAGCGACGCGATTACCTTCTTGATCACTTTCAACGCGAAATTTCCTAAACATCTGTGATCCATCTGAATTAGTAATGCGGAAGATTTTAGGAACAGTGTAATATTGGAATACTCTATTCATATAGAGTCGACCCGCTTCTTTCATAAACATATCGAGATTACGTTGCTTTTGACGTACTCTTTGCCGTGAAGCTCGAATCAATTGTTCAATGGCACTCGCTGCCGTCACACCGCCGGGAGCTTCACCCTGACTGAATTCGCTCTGTCCGGCAACAGTATTAAACCAGCCTACGAGCCTGTCGAGCATGTTAAACATACTCGGATTAAGCGATACTCCTGATTCCCTTCTAACTTCGCTTCCAGGATTTTTTTCGACAACTGCACCCGGAATGTTAGCTAGATTATCTGTATCAACTTCACTGTTGCTATCGATAATCCATATCGGATTACCTGTCAGTGCCAGCGAATCGAGAGAAAAACTCAACAATTTATTAAATACAATCTGTGGAGATTCCAGAGCCTCAATTTCCGAAACGCCGTAGAATTCTCGTGGAAGAATGTAATTATTTAGCTTGGCAAAAGGAAAAAGCTTGTCCTCATAAGGCAAAGGCCCGTCATATAAAATCATATTGTTAGCTATGACAATATGCCGCCCATCAGGATACTTCTTTTTGTAAATATACTTCTTCTTACCCTCTTTTTCTTCCTCTGCGCCCTCTTCTTTTTCTTCCTTCAGCTCTTCTTCGACGTCTGTTGGCTTATAAAAAGCCTCTATGACCATTGTTCGCTCTATATCGTCTTGACCATTATCGGAGCTTCCAAAATGTCCCTCAGCTAGTTGTTTGTCACTGCTAAAATAAGACATTGTAAAAGTCTTAAGTTCTGTACGCTCTTTTTTTAGTCTGTCAAAAATATCAGGCTTTATATATTGCGCCCTGTCCGGAAAGGCTCTCTTAACTTTTTCCGTCGAAATTGGCGAAGCGTAGAAAAAACAATCGCTCTCGTTATCATTAATAGTGTTGGCGTCTGGGTGAGGGTAACAATGGAATATATCCTCACTTTGAAAAGTAGCGGCACCCATTCCATAATCGGATTCTTGATCGTAATGAACAGATGCAAAGCTTGTACCGTATATCCACGCATCCCAGAGAATTTCGTAAATGACTCGAAGCCAATTTTGATTCTCAAAATCAGATTCGGCTATGCTGTCCAATGTCTCGGCGAAACGAATATCATTTGGCTCTTTTGCAAGAAAAGAAAATCTAGGCCTAACATCCGTCTGTAGTGGTATCTGACTCTGAATTGTCTGCCATATCAAATTAACAACTTCGCTGTTTTTCCATTTTGGACGTCTGTAATCCCACTGATTACCTCGCATAAGTCTGTAATAATCCATCCAACGGCTATCATATCGCTTACGATAATTTTTAAAACGATAGAACATTTCCATCGTTTTTTTGACAAGCGCGCACTCTTCGTCTGATTGCTCTGGAGACTGAGAGCTGCCTCGTTCTTTTTCATCGGCACTCATATGCTCATCCATCAATCGCTCGTCATAAACCATGTGTTATTTCCTTTTCCACATTATTCCAAGTTTCCCGCCATTTATCATTTCGCTCTTTTTCAAAACGTTTATACGATTGCTCTGGAGTTTCATCGTTTCCAATTTCAACTAATCCCCGCCGTTTAGCTATTTCTTGTCGATGTTTTTTAGACTTTGTCCAGCAACCAAGCCCGACATTGTATTCAGGATCTTCCACGGCTGTACCTAAAAGCTCGCCTCGAAAATTTATTTTTCGCTCAGCTATCGCGCCACAATCGCAAGTTTCTTGTTGATCATAGTCAGACATACTTTTGACGATATCAAAAGATTTTTGGCACTTTGGACATGTATAGAGATAAATTGGCATAACATCCCGTTGCTGACAGAGATTGTCTGAATGTTTAACCAATAATCCTGTGGGATATTATTATATAATGATATCTTGATATTTATGTCAATGTCAAATTATAGATAGTTTAATCGATTCGCTTTCTTTTTCTTTTTGAGCTTCTCTACCTCCGTATCAACATAAACCGATTTAGTCAGCCTATCTTCCGACATAGAGTGAGTGACGACGCGATTTTTTTTGTGATTACGTCCTTTATAAGTCGCCGCTGATATATACCGCACGACGTCCATAGCATGATTCGACTGATCGACCGGAAGCTCGTCTTTACTGCTCTGGTCTGCTTTTAAGTCTTTCGGCTCCGGATAATGATATAGTTCGTACTCATCGATGAGATTCTTGCAAGTGCCATCTAAGACAAAATACTTACCGCTTTTGATAAGCTCGTAGTGATTATCGATACCCCAACGTATATCGTTATTCGCCGCGATTGTGCTTATTCCCGCTCCACAAAATTCATTGATATAATCCGGCCTGGATGGGTCAGCATAAAACATCTTGACTTTTATGCCCGCTGATATCTGCATACCTTTAACGGCATCAATCATACCCTTTAAAGTGCATTGCGTTTTATAAAACTCGAGAAAATCGTAGTGATTACCGAGCGGCGTAACTGCTCGTATGACACACACGAAGGGGTCAGTGTACCCCCAATCGATACCGCCATAGTACTCTGTACCCGGTGGGAAACCTTCAGCTGGAGCTTCTATTTGATACTGCTCTGCATCAAAAACATCATAAACCAAACCGTCAGCTTTTTCAAAATTGCCGCCATAAATCATATTAAAGCGCCTGGCGTCCATCGTTCGCCGTCGCTGTTCGTATTCTTCGTCGGGAAAATAGGGGTTCTCACGAGAAGTAGCTTGCACAACATCAGCAATGGATCTAATAAATTCGTCGCCTTTACGATACGGTCTGATAAAATCTTGATAGAGCCAATTGAGAGAGTACGGTGATGTGACTATGCGAATAGGAGCCATTTTGAAACTAGCACGAGCTTGTATGTTGCTCCAAAAGTATCTGCTATATAACCCGGCTTCGTCGCACAAAACAGCGCGAACATTCGTAATACCAACTGGAGAATCTGGATTTTGGCCTGTCCGAAACCACACTGTCGAACCCCACGATGTTACAAAACAATAGTTCTGCTTGTCCATTTTACCAAGATGACCACACATTTGCAAAAATGGAGGTAATGTCGATTGTGCTAAAATTTTGTAGGTCGGTGACGTAACGAGAAAGTTATCATCCGGCCGAGTATGCTTAAACATTTGCATCATAAGCCAGACTACGCCTGATATCGTCTTACCGAACTGTATACCACACCCTAATATTACAAGTCGTTTGTCACTTACAATTACAGTCTCTTGCTTTTTGCTGTGCGGTTTGAATTTTTGCATACATCAACAAAAAGGTTTTTTTCGGAAAAAACCTCTCTCAAACTGTCGGCGTTTGTGCGGATTATCGTTAAATTCCCATTTAACATCTCTGTGACCTTCGACCATTGCAAATTTCTCCACAAGATCTTCAAACTGTCGCTCATTAAAGCTATGCTGCTCGTCTGGAGTGCCAACAACTCGCTCTAAACAAAAGTGCTTTTCATATGCTACACAATTCATACTGTGCGCGATCCATGCCGATAATTCCATATCAAGCGAATGATCACTAAACGCAACCAAATGTCCGTGATATTTTTTCCGCAAATACAGAAGATTGTTAATTGGATGACGCTTTGCAGGATACATCATAGTACAGGACATTGGTACAAACTGCTTGCCGAGTATCCTATGAGCTTGCTTAATGTCGTCCTCTGTCGCGCATCCTGTGGATACCAGAGTAGGTTTTTGAGTGACGGCAACCGCCTTTATAAGATCTTTGTAGTTAGCTTCGGCGCTTGCTATCTTATGCCAAGAACAGTATCTATCGAGCAGTGGGACATCTAGTGGATCAAAAACGCTACACAAAAAGCTTATCTTGTGAGTATCGCAATGCGAAGCAAGCTTCGGTATCCATTCTCTTTGCAATTCGCCGAAAATTTTGCCGCCGTCGCTATAACCATACAGTTTTTTGTAATCGAAAAATTGAAACTTCGCAAAATGAGCGCCCGCATCGGCTAACGCTTCAATTGAATCTAAACAATCGTTCAAGTTATGCCAATTGCTCCCTATATCTCCTATGATGAAGCATTGCGGCGCATCTTTATAGTGCATCATATCTTTTTCTATTACCTGAGTTTTTGTATTTGATGAATATTTGTTTCAGTGTTATCTTCTTCCTTGAGACATACGTTCTGTTCACCGATTAGTTCAGGGCGTATTTTTTTATCCATGAATCACTCGCTCTTGCTGACTAAGATGATATCAAAGCTACCCGTTACATATGACCCACCTGTACCGCCAATGCAAGTCATCCATATATCTGTTTTTTCAGGCAATTTTACTGGTACTTCCATCGGCATAAAAACCATTGTCTTAAGGTAGGGAGCGTTATAGATTAATTCTTTCGCCCCGAATGGCGCTGCTATCGTATCGCTATCGTCGCGCCGCCAAACGCTAAAACTGCTCGATTCGCCGGCATTAGAGCCGAACAAAATTTTTGTCAAGTAACCAGTGTAGCCAGTGGGTATCGTATATCGAGCCGCTTGACTGTCACTTCCAGCTGCCGGAATCTCTAACTGTGTCGCGCCGCCGCCGTTAATAGCTATGATTATCCGACCTACATTTGTACCAGTATATGCTCCGGCTGTTGCAACATAAGCGCGATTCACTCGCAAAAACTCGGTATCTGTTGCATCGGTATTGCTATCGCCATTCATTGTTATGGTTTCGCTTACTTCGTTATAATCTGCGTCTAAACCCTCGACTACGATAGTTCTTGCGCCATCTCCCGCCGCTGTGTCGTCAGCTTCTGTCGATACAGCTATAAGCTTGCTGGCGCTTGTCGGCCACGCATACGTTCCTGGAGAATTCTTAAACTGTAAATCGCTTTGCGTACTTAGGACAGCAAAACCATAACCAATCGTCTTGATCACTCTGTAAGTTGAGCTGGAGCCGTCGGCTATGGGAATATTGTTACTCATAATAAAGTGTGGATCATATTGTAAATTGCTAGATGTTTGCGTCATGTTACGAAAAAATTTGTTACGCTCTAAGTCCGCAATATTTCTTTCAAAAGCCATTTTACTCTCCTATAATTTCTTTTTCTGTTGCATCTGATACTTCATCTGTGCCGAGGGTAATCGTCCTACTACCGTCCAAACTCTCGATCATAAACGGCTTAGATATCTGTATCTCCTTGATTTCAGTTACTTTTCCTATGATCCTGTCAAACATAAAATTGAGCCGGTGGTGATCTCCAGTCGTTATGCCCATTACGATTATACGAGATAACCAGACATCTATCGACTGCATACTTCCATCTTGCATAATCGCTTTAAGCTCATCAACAGTTTTATGAAGCATTTCCGTAAGCTTAACTCTGACAAACTCTTTGCTTAGCTTTTTCGCAAGTCTGACTTCCTCCGGAGCCTTAGGCCTTCCCTTGGGATTAGCACTTGGCTGACCCTTTCGCCATGACGGATTACCGGCTCCAGATTTATTCTTACGTACTTTTTTAGTGACTTTTTTCTTTGTAGGTTTTTCTTTTTTTTCAGTATCTTTCATAGTTAAAAATACTTTCCTAAACAATTATAGTTAGTTACATTGTTTATCTGTGCGGTACTAACTATTTATAATACTTTCGCCGAATATTCTAACAGAGCTATAATATAATGATATTAAAGGCACTCTAGCATATTTCCCGATTTTTGTGGGGGATTTTTTTTGATTTATGACAGTCATATTGCGGTAAAAGACATTATCAGCTATTTTTCGACACGTTGCAAGCGGTAAATTTTTTAACCACAAAATATCTGCTGGAAGCTCTCCATACGTCTGATTTTTCAGGCATTTTATCCAAAAATAATAGCAGTCGTGGATATCACAAGCTATCGTAAAATCGACTAAAAATAGCCGATCTGGTATAAGACAGTCTATGCCTTTCGAGCCGCAGCCATTACGTTCACATTCCGGCGTGACTAGCAATAATTTTTCACCAATTAGATTCATAATAAAAATTTTAGCTTTTTTTTATAGATGATTTCAACTGCTTATTTGATTTTTATAATTTTATGCGTGATTGTGTATTGACAAAGCGCAATACGTTTGCTACGACATAAATGTCGGGCGGGGAGCCGCTAAAAAACACAAAACAGAGAGGGTGAATGATGAACAGTTTTAAAGAAGAATACTACTTAGATAGAATTGATGAATTGCTCCTTAATTCTTTTCAAGCAGGATTAATAACTAAAAAAATTAGAGATGATCTACAAGACAAAGCATATAGCTACAATAATTTAGCTTGTGCTTTAATATTCGTGCAGAATCGTATTGATGATTATATCCAATACCCGTCGATAGATGACGTTCTAAAACACAACACAAGAAAGAAAGGATGAATCATGAGAAAAGAATTTATCGATTTAAAAAAATGGGAATCAACGGATGAAGCTAAATTAACAGGAAGACTTATAGATAATGATCCAAATTTCGATTACCCGGAATGGTCGGAAGAGGGAATCTATGACGATAAATGTGCCGTTTTATTTTATCGGACGACACCATATGATCAAAAAATAGCTGATGAGACCGGTGATTGGAGCAGCGTCGAGTGGTCGGCAAGAATTACGCACATCGAATGTTTATATCCTGATGAGTGTAACGTATATGATTGCGCTACGATATATCAACGAGCAATCTTAAATCGATTAGATAGTGAGAAATACAGAGAGGTAATGGATTCTATAATCGATAAATGTGAGGATGGTTATAGAAAAGAGCAAGCACTCAAAATGGTTTTAGGTGGTGAATGATGAAAAATAAAGACATAAGTGATTTTTTAAAGAAAATCATAGACTCCGACAATGATTCTTTTGAACAATGGTTTGATAAATTTTTAAAAAGCTTTGACGAAAATATCGTGGAATATGCTGATTTTAAATATGAGGAAGAAATAATATCAGCATATTATTCACATAAATTTTACTTCAAATATGAGAATTGCCTATGATTAGGCAATCTTCGCTTGTCCCGTCGACGTCTACAACTTTTGTGCCATTTTGAAATTCATTATTAGCAACGATAGTTCCATGACTTTTTTCTGCGATCGAAACACCGACTCCTGGGCCAGCTTGTGAGCTGTGATTGCGTATTTTGTTGTTGTAAATAATATTGTATGGTGTTGGCCCCCAGTAGTCGCCTACACCGATTGACAAACCCTCGCAACTCTCGACGACATTATGGTTAGCATAGTGGCCGTGAAATGAGACGATTCCACACGTAGTATCGCGCGTACCGAAACCTTGCATTTCTTTTCTAGCGACATTATTGCTCGCTCCTAAATGAAAATGAATACAGTTATTTAAGTCTGTATAAGCGTTGTTTTCAGAAATACAATCTGTTGTCCTGTGATAAAAGTCTACTCCGTAAGCGTGACCACCGGAATAATCAAATGACCGCCCTAATCCTGAGCCGGTGAAATAACTGTTTTTGATCACGCATTTGTAGCAGTTATCAAGCATAACATGCGCCCAATTTGCTCTAATGCTTGATATGTTACGTATGCAGCAATTGACAGCACAATACATATATACACCAGATATGGACATGCTATCGCTGTCTTTCCAAACGACATTTATTTGTAGGTTCTCGATACCAGAATTTTTCACTGGTTGAATTTTTCTAATTTTCGGATTGTGATCATAGTTCAAGTTTATTTTTTTGTGCAAGACGATATAACGACCAATTACATCACTTACTTGCAGTATCTGTCCGATTTTTTCTTTGGGTGCCCAGCCATCTGTTCTTTTATACAAGTCCCCTTTTGGTCCACTGTATAACAGTTCATCATCATCATCTTGGGTGACAATAAGATAATCACCTATATCAATTCCGTCTGAGCTACTAGCTACAACATGACTTTGTCCTTTTTCCACTTTTTCGATATCTCTATGGGCAGGATAAATTCTCCCGTGAATTGAAAAGCAATAACCGCCATTACCATAAGTCTGTCCTTCACCAAAATCAAAATTTAATTTTGTCCCAAAACCGACACCGCTAATAATTGTATTTTGCGGTATTTCAAGATTTTTGCGAATAATATAATCACCGGATGGGACATGAATATAATTAAGCTTATTCGGCACACAACTACCTAACGCTTTTATAAAAGCTTCAGTATCGTCAAAGATTCCATTTCCCTTTGCACCATAATCTTTTACGTCTAAAATATTGTCATAATAGCACGAATACCCAGTAGTATCGCTTGATAGCGACGGCCATGAGATAATAGATAGTGATTCATTGTCATAATTATCGATTATACTGCTTAATCTCTCTTTTATATCTATCAAATTTTCTTTGATCATATTTATTCCCCATACTGACAAACGTAATACTCGGCGGCGCTTTGAGCTTTAGAGCATGGCAATTCGACGCTGGAGCCGTACGGAAAAGACCAGCGTTTAAAATAAGGCGCGCGCTTGCAATAAATTGACATCGCGTTTTTTCGACATTGCGTGATAAACCGCTGCATATGCGTACTGCCTCCTGATATCGCTGTACTCTGAATACATCGAGCTGTAGCATCTGCAAGTTTATCTCTAACGTCTTGATTTTGCTCACACACGTATCTTGTACGATACGTTGGTATCGACACGCAACTACAAAGCATAATAACTGCCGATAATAATAGTGTAATCTTCATATTTCCTCCAATAATTTTATTACATTCCCATTTTTTTATTCACAACCAACTCTTCTATATTGATGTTGCTATATTGATGTTGCCTTTGACCATAAGCATGAGCTTGGCCTTGACTTTGCCCTTGACCATGACATTGACCATATCCTTGCCCACGCCCTTGACCTTGAGCTTGACCTTGAGCATGACCTCGCCCTTGACCTTGAACCTGACTTCTCATTCGCTACTCTAAGAATTACGCAATTCAAACCCAACTCCTTGAACATGACCATAACCTTGACCTTGACCTTGACCTTGAGCATACCCTTAACCCTGCCCTTGACCCTAACCATGACCTTGAGCATAACCATGACCTTGGCCATGACCCTACACTTGACCTTGACTTTGCCCATAATCTTGCTTTTGCTCCTGGAAATGAACTTGCACTATCATTCGCTACTCTAAGAATTACGCAATTCAAACCCAACTCCTTGACCTTAACCCTGCCCTTGACCATGACATTGACCTTAACCTCGACTCTGACCATAGGCCTGAGTATGATCTTGAGTATGAGCATAAGTATGACTTTGACCAAGCCCATGAGCCTAATCTCGGCGCTACATTTTCGTTAAACAATCTAAGCATAACAGCATTCACATCCAACTCCTTGCCCTTGACCCTGACCTTGCACTTGCCCATGACCATGATGATGAGCATGGCCATGACCCTACACTTGACCTTGACTTTGCCCATGACTTTGCCCATGACCCTGACCATGCCCTTGCATTATCATTCGACAATCTAAGCATTGCAGCATTCAAACTAAACTCCTAGACCATGACCATGACCATGACCTTGACCTTGACCTTGACCTTGACCCCGCCGAAGACCAACTCCTTTGGCATGTCC